ATTTCTAAAGTTTTGTATATTCCATTGCTGTTCTACTTTTCTTAAGTTACCTGTTATAGGAGTTGTAGATAAAGTTATATAATCAGTATTTTGATATTCATTATAACATCTAACTCTTTTAAAAGTATCTGTAAGATTATTAACATTATCTGAATAGGTTTGAGAAGTAGTAACACTAGGTATTAATAAATCATCTCTCCATTCAGTATTATCATCTATTGATTCAGTTTGCCAAGATAAATTATTAAATACTTTAGTATATTTAGGATTATCATTTATAATTGATTTAATACTAGATACATATTGAGTTCCATAGAAGTTACCATAAGCTCCTTTATTATGTAACCAACATCTTGTAGGATCGGTAGAACTAATAGAATACATATTCCTATGATTATTAATATATAATATAGGCATGAAAGTATAAAGTCCTGTAAATGCTCTTAAAGGTTCTGAATAAGCTATAGTATAATTTTCATCATTAGTTGCATCTGGAGTAGGAGTATTATTCTTAAAAGTATATAAAAACTCATTATTAAAGTAATCATATGTAGACATAACACCTTTACCAATAACAGGGTTATCTGTAGTTATAATAGTATTATGCATTCTTTTAATTACAAAATTTCTTTGTCCTAAAGTATCTGATACAGGATTTAATGATTCACCATTAAAATTATATATTTTCTTACTTCTAACATCTAAGAATGTTAAAGAGTTAGTTGATTTACTTACAGACCATTGATGTGTTGTACCTACATCTAATGCCAAGTATCTATGTTTTTCTACAGTATCTCCTTTACCTAAAGTAACAGGTAAACCATTATCTCCAGATATAGTAGTAATAGGATTAACCATTAAATAACCAAATCCTCTTTCTTGTATAAAGTGTAGATTTTCTTTTAAAGATACTAAAGAATATATAGCACCATAATTACCTTCTACATCATAGAAGTTATCTGTCTTATAGGCTTGCCAAGAATCTTGTAATTCATTATTAAATTTAACTTCAGAATAATATATTCTATTTTCCCATTCATTTACATTTACAAATATAGATGGTTTAGGATAATATTTAGCTACATTACTTTGATTAGAATGGTAACTATAATATAAATCTTCATCTTCTTTAGTCCATCCTAATTGTAATTGTGTATTAATATGGTCACCTGCTCTTACTTCAGCATTATGAAATGTAGTACAAGGTAAGAAGTATGTTACACTAACATTAGCTTCACTACTAGTTAATCCTAATAATGCACCTGCTCCATCTCCAGGAGCGTTACCTGATGCAGGAGTATATCTATAATGTTGAAAAGTAGGTCCATAAGTTACACCTGAATCATCACCTTTCATACATTTTTGATGATCCCAATATGTAGTATATACATCACCTCCAAAAGTATCTATAGTTAATACAGTATTTTTTTCAGGAGTTGTTTCTAAAATAATATTATCTCTAACAATAGGAATATAACTTCCACACGCAATATATTCATTATTTGCTCTAGCAGTGTACGTGTTACCACCATATTGATTAGCATTAGGTCTATAATATAAAGCTAATATTTTACCACCATTATTAGCAGCATTACAACCATAAGCTACATCGTATTCTTCAAAATCACTTGAGAATTCCATAACATATGTAGCAGCACCTAAACAAGGCTTACCTGTAATAACAGTACCTGCACCATCAAATGTAGCACCCCAGTTATTAAATATTGCACCAGAACCAAAAGTATGTGTTAAATTACCTCCAATCCATGCAGCATCATTTACTGTTCTATTATATGTAGTACTGTTAGCAGCTAAATCTGATGTTCTAGTCCATGATGTTCCTGTATAATATTCATGTAAATAATATGCCATTTCACCATCATCAAGTCCTGATTGTAATCTTGCAACAGTACCATCAAATGCACCAAAACCTGGTGCTAATCCAGCACCTGAACCTGATGCACCATTACCAGGTCGTAAAGTAAGAGTGTTAGTAAGACCATACCAGTTAGTACCATCAAACCATTTTCTATAACCTCTATTATTACCTCCAGTTAATGATAAATTAAAATTTACAGAATCTATTCTAGAACGTATAAATAATCTATCTCCTGATGAGAATCCTATACCATCAACTTTAAAATCAAATGAGTCAAATGTTTTAATTCTTTTTTGATCGTTACCTCCTGATAAACTATTTAAACTCAATGTTTCCCAAGATTCTTGATTTGGAGCAGGTCTCCAAGGAGCACCTAATGTAATAGCTCCTACAGGAAATGCAGGTGTAGGAAATAAAACGTTAGCTTGATTAAAACAAGCTGGTAAAAAAGTATCTGATTGTCCTGTTTCAGAATATGTAGAAGTAACTGCACCACAAGCTAAAATTGTTTTATCTTCTATATCAGATCTATCTACTCTTACGATTCTATAACCAGATATAATATCTTTAATACTACTAACATCTATAGTAAATTTAACATATAATGTTTGACCATATATAACGTTATTACCACTTGCCATGTAACTAGTTCTAAAGTCAGCATTAGCTGCACCTAATATACTTAATGCTGTAGCATCTGGATTATTATTATAATCTGCAAATGTAGGCATTTTAATATCACCTATCCATTCTGTAAAATAAGGATTACCTTCTAAGTCATAAGCTTGGAATCCAAATCTATAAATTTCTTCATGTTGAAATCCTCTTAAGATACTTTCTCTTAAAGGATGTTTAACAGTATCAATACCACTTTCTGTTTGATGAACTTGATTATCCGAAGCTGAGTTAGTTATACTATTAATCAATGTAAAATTAGATACACCTGAACTAGGAAATCTAAAAGGTACTGTATTATATATATTATAACTATCATCTGAATTAGATACACCTTCTTGTATATCTAGTATATGACTATATGTACCAAACTCATAAGATATATTAGCACCTACTCCACCTAATATAGGTCTACCTCCTGCACTATAAGCCGCATTAGGTTTATAATAACAAGCATCAGCACTAAATATACCTGTACTAGGTACATAATATTCATTTATAGAATCATTAGTCTTAGGATTTGTTGTTTCATTTTGTGCTTGTGCTGAAGTATATGTTGTAAATAAACCATCATGTTTTAATTTGATGTCATCATTATTTACTAAACCTCCACCATTAGTTGTTAAAGCTCTAAAAGCTCTAGCATCAAAAGATATTTCTGAAGTTTTATTTTTAACATTACCCCAAAATAATCTGTTATCTTTTGTATCTACTGTTTTAGCATGTGTAAATGTAGAAGATAAAGCTAAGAATTCTTGTAATGGTATAGGAACAGCATCATTTAATGATGATACTGTAATTGTTTTTGTACCACTAGAAGGAATAGGTTCTTCTAAAATAGAATATACTTGTGCAATATCTGTTTGATTAGGTCTATATAATATTATATATTCTATAATATCAAATTTAGTATCTATATTACTTATCTTCCAAGTAATAGCTTTACCTGTTGCAGTACCAGAAGCAGAACCTTCAGTACTAACAAAGTCTGGTATCCAACCACTATGTAAAGTACCTTGACTTAAACTTACTGGAAAAGAAGGTTGTGAATAATTACTAATAGCACCTAAAGATTGTTTAAGTCTATAACATAATTCATATGTACCAGCTCCTAATGAACCACTAGGAATAGCTTGTGCAATAGGTACATCAAAACCTACAGAAGGAATAATAGTCATTAATATAGGATTTAATGCCATCAGTTGAGGATCTCCTATATTAGCTGTTCTAACCTTATTATAAAAGTCTGACCAGTATATTCTTTGAATATTAGCAGATTCATACCTAGCTGTAGCAGCTGTAGGAGCAATAGGATGATATTTAGTAAAATCTAAATAACCATTATATAGTAATGTTAAAGTACTTGTTAAAGCTACTTCATCATATACTAGTTTCCATATTTGACCTGCTTTAGTAAATGTATCATTTACTGGTATTTCAGGTGGTCCTACAGTATATGCAGGATCATCAATAGCTGTAAATACATATATGTCATCTATAATAAATGTAGAACCAATAGGTATAACACCATAACCTGCAGATAAATCTATATAAGGTGTATTACCAGCTTGTGTAGTATTATCAGGTTTAACATAATAAACTGTATTAGTTGCTGCTGTAGTAACTACAATTGTAGAAGCTACAGATGATGTAG